ACTTTTTTTATATTAATACCTGTAGCTGCTATTTGATCCATGATAGGACCAAAAGATTGACAGGGTTGGCACCAAGGTGCTGAAAAGTACCATAATTAAATGAAAGTGCTGTTACTGTATCGTACTCTTTTAAGCAACGAAGTAATAATGTTGAGGAATCCATTCCTCCTGATAATGAAACTACTACGTGTTTTACCATGTTTATTATAAATATTTAATGTGCCAGGTATTGTAAACGTATAGGCAAACGCTTTTACAAATCATTAATTTCACGGAACTTTAGAATGTTATGAGATAAAAGTTCATAATTAAATTGATCAGATAACATAAAAAAATATTCATTTATATTTGCTTTAGGTTTTTCAATTAAACCTGAATTTGAATAACGCATTCCCTCTAAAGCAGCCATTACTGGGTTTGATGTATCAATAGATTCAATAAAATTAAAGCCACGATACCACCCAAATTCCTGTGGTACTTGACAACCCAACAAGTGTACTCGATCGTTTGAATCAATAGTTCCAGTTTTATGTAGAGCTGAAATTACGGATAGGCGACCAAGTGCTTTACCTAAATTTTTATTAGGGTGAGGTACTACATCATTGTAGTAGGAGGCACCATACGAGAACGCAATCTTTTTGTAACCTAGATCTTTATAGGTCTGGTAGCAAGTAGCGGCTTCGTGTATAGTAGTTGCTTGAACTACTGCTACTTTTTCTACCCCTTTAGGTAATTTATATTGAGACCATTGGCGAGCATTAACCACTGATTTGTCTCGGTTTTCCCAAACATCAGGAACAATAAATTCATTAGGACGTAATTGGTTAATCCAGTATAATAGACGATCACTATCGTATGCTTCACCTAATTCATGAAGTGAATTATCCATTATAATATAACGCCCTTGTGCTCTAGAGGTTAAAAAATAGTCTTGATACCCTTGCTCTTGATCAAGTAAGTGGGGAAGACAATAATCGTAATCATTAAATAGACGACTATCTTCTAGTAGACATAACGGGGTTTCGTGAGATATTTTAATGCTCATTATCACTTAAAAACTTTATAATTTTAAAATGTGAATCTTTAGAATAATTAAACCAAAAATAAACATCTCTTTCATCACAACTTTTTAAAGCAATTAAAGGACCCTTTTTAAAAAAAATACTATCTAATTTATAAACTACTCTATCTATTTTCCACACTTTGCCGTGCATACTAATTCTAGAGATGCCTTGTTCAGATATACCCTTTACTTTTAATTGGGTTCCTTTAATTAACTTTTTTTTACTCAATTTTCTAATTCAGCTAATTCAGTTTCTATTTGAATTTTTCTTTCTGATAATTCTTTAAAGAATTGTTCTACATTTATTTGTTTTGGGTTTGCCGGATGGTATTGGTAAACTTCATCTAACAAACTAATGATAGATAAAAAATCATTAATAAGTTCAGTTTTCTTTTTGTCTTGTTCGGTAAGAAGATTTTCCATTTGTTTTATTATTTTAAATAAATATACTTAAAATATTAATTGGGAGCAAGTTTAATACTAGAGATTTTTTATTTTATTTAAATCCCAATATAACTCTGTTAATTCAAAATCTAAAGTTTCACCAATAATTTCATCATCTATTTGCTCAATAGTTATTTTTTTAGCGTCATATAGGTTTATTTCAATTCCTATATATTCATTTATTTCAATAGGCGATATATCTAAAGCAAAATTATCATCTGTTGATATAACAACTCTATTAAAAGGTTTAACTATATTATATATGTAAGCTACTTGATGGTTTTTATTTTCATCCCAACCTACAAAGAAATTTAAAAAATATTCTCGTGTTTTAGTAAATTCAGGAGGTATATCTCCATGTTTTCTAACACCGGTTGATGTTAACGTAGCTGGTAGGTTTGGTTTTTCCTGAAGGATATAATGGTTTATTTCACTTATTCTAAAACATTCCTCCATAAAATCTTCTGAGATAAATGGGTCTTTCCTTAAAATTAAGTCCCTATAAAATGTTTCAGTAATAGTACCTTTTAATTTATCATAAGCAATTTGTATTTTAAAACCAATTGATGTTCCGTCTATACCTTTAGCCGGACCTGGTGTTACTGGGTAAAAATTATGGCATACAGCATTATAAGTTTGTAATTTATCTAAACAAACTTCTCTAAAAGATTGAAAATTAGTTAAATCTACATCATAAACTAACCAATATGCTATATCATAATTTAATGATTTTGTAAAACCTAAAGTTTTAACAATTTGCTCCAAAGCAGCGTATCCATAATCATAGAACCAATTAGAGATATATTTACCATGAGTAGCACACCAATGGTTAAGAGCTCTATCTAACATTACAGGATTTGATTTATCAAAAATCCAGTAATCACATAATTTTTGTGTTTTCTCTGGTATGGGGTATCGACCAAATACTAAAACATCTAGATTTAATGCTTTAGCATCTGTAATGCTTTTTTCTAAAGCCGCTAATTTTTCTTTGGTATTACAATAAGAACCAAATATAACAATTTCTTTCACTTAATATTTTATAGTTAAATCATCATCAGATTTATTAAATTTTTGGTTTATTTTTTGAGTTCTTTTATTTAAATTAGAATTTATATTTTTTAATTCTTCATTATTATCAGATAAATCCTCAAGTTTTACATCTAAAGGAAATTCTTCAAATTCTTCGTCTTCTAAACCATCATTTAAGGTACTATCCCAGTCTTTTAATTCATCTTCAGTATAGATATCACTTCCTTCATTATCTTCTACTTGTTCTTCAAATATATATTCTTTTTTAGGCCGTAATTGGTTAAAAGCAAAGTTTGCTGCTATAACTAGAGCGATTGCTAGAGGATCAAATACAAATATAATTACTAAAAGAAGCCAGTTAATAATCCGGTTCATCTCTACTCCAGTTAACTCTGAAAGGTATTTAAGTGGTCCTAACTCACTGGCTGCTTCACTATTTACTTTAGCCTCTAGAATTTGTGTTTCAAGAGAAAATATAGAATCGTTTACAACATCTAGTTTAGTAGCTAGTCTTTCGTTTTCTTTAGCTGTTGATTCGATGTTTCGAATAGCTGAGTTGTTTGTTCTAACTACTAGATTACCATTTTTGTCTGTAAATTGGGTTGTTGAACCTTTAGAGAGTGTACCTCTAAGCTCGTTATTTGATTTCCTATCTGCTAAAAAATTATCTCTTGTTTCCTCGTACAATGCCTTTTTAGTTTCTAAAGCAGTAATTTGTTGAGTTACGATACCCTCTTTATTGGCTGTTTCCTGATAGGCCCCAGATAAAAAACCATAGATACCTGCTGAGGTAATCAATATAAGCACACAAGTTGCTACTGTTAGGTATGCTCTTAAACCCTTATTGATTGAATCCCAGTATTGGTAAAGTAGGGAAGCAATTACAAGTTTGGCTACCTCAAGTGAAGAGGCCATGATAATGACCTCAAGTGATGCCCCCGCAAAAAGTTTACTTAGACCGCTAACTGAATAGAAAGCAGCCGAAGACGATACTGACAGGGCAGATAATGCTATTAAAAGCGGAAATATTTTATTCTTTAGGTTCTTCATCTCTTATACCTTTATGTTTATCTATTTTATCCAAGATTTGGTTTAATAAACTCATCTGGATAAATCCCGCCATAGATGCATTTTTAAGTGCACTAATGATCTGAAACACCATAAAAGGTACAATAATTACCTCACTAAGCCAAGCTGTACCAGCAAAGCCTTGTTCAACCATTAAAATAACTGTTAAAATAACCATCCACGCTACGGTGTTTCTTAATACTTTAATTGCTTTACGTGTTTGAAATCCTTCTCTTTTAGAACCCGCAATCATACCAAATACTCCATCTAAAAACATTACCCCCACTATAGCTAGATATTGCTCATAGTTAGACATTGTTAGATCATAAAAATAAGAACACAAAAAGGTTATACCTGCTGTAAATGATGTGATAGCTAGTAGTGGAAGGCTTAGTTTCATAGTAGTTTATTTAACGTATTCGTAATACTTTTTAGTTTTAGCGTTTCTGTCTTCTAAACCATGAGTACCACCGTTGATACGTTTTGTAAGTTCTAAGATAGCAGCATCGTTGATACCTTTATCGCAAATTGTCCATAGCTTATTTCTTTCAAAGAAGAACATTGCTGATTCAAAAGCGTATTTTGTAGCAACTGTATCTGGGTTTTTTAAAACTTCATCGTTACCTAAGTACTTAGCGAATGCCTCGTAGTTAGCTTTACCTGTTAATTGTAGAGCTCCTCTACCTCTGAATTTAAATCCGTCTCCTGAGGTCTCATCGCCATTGCCCATACGAGATGCGTAAACTCTATTAGCGATTTTTTCAGGTTGGCGAGCATAAGATTCTTCTAGAGTACCTGGAAAATATTTTCCAAAGATACCTTGTAAACCATGAGCTGAATAGTTTAGGTTTTCAGAAAATGCTTTAAAGCCTCCTGTTTCGTGAGCTGTTTGAGCAAAGAAATGTGCTGCCCTTACTGGGGTTAGTTTATAAAACTCCATAGCTTTTTTCATTGTACCAGGACCGAATGCACCGTCTGCTCCTGCTCCAATTTTCTCTTGTAAACTTTTTAAGCTCATTATTCTTTGGTTTATTATAAATATAAAAGAGGCATACAAGATGCCCCTAAAAGTTTATATAAAAAATGTAATTATTTACTAGCTTTTGGCTTGCTAGATTTTCTAGGCTTAACAGTCTTAACTACGTCTTTAGTTTCTTTAGCTACAACTTTAACAGCTTTAACTACATCAGCTACTTCTTTTTTAACTTCAACTATTTTAGCTTCAATTTTTTCGTCAATAGTTGTTTGTCCTAGTAACCAGTTCCAGAGTTTTTTTAAAAATTCCATTATTTATATTATTTGTTATTGTTATACATATTACTATCCTTCGCAGGCAACACAATCTACGGTGCGAGATCCAAGATCTCCCTTAATTACTGAATCAGTACGCAGATAGTAAAGGGTTTTGATTCCCAGTTTCCATGCCTCTATGTGAACTTGATTGATCCATTTTGGTGAATCGGTTGGGTCAAACGATACATTAAGGGATTGAGTTTGGTCAATATAGCGTTGGCGAGCAGCTGCTTGTTGAATTAAAGCCAATTGGTTAATTTCAGGGAAAGTTAAATATACTTCTTTATCTTCATCACTCAATATTGAACCAGGTAAATTCTGTACTGAACCATTATCTGCTAGAATTTGGTCCCATACTTTGTTTGCATTATGTCCTTTAGATTCAAGTAATGTCTCTAATTCTGGGTTTTTAACAATAAATGTTCCTTTAGCACCATTGAAAACGTAAACGTTTGCTGGTTGGGGTTCAATACCTGCTGAACATGAATTGATGCGCGAGTTAGAAACAGTAGGGGCAATAGCTAATAAGTGTGTGTTTCTTGTACCTGTTCCTTTACACCAAAGTGGCTCACCATATTCAACTGCCATTTTACGAGAAGCAGCTTCGGCTTGTATTTTGATTTGGCTAAAGATAGTGTGAGTCCAAGCTGTTGAGGCAATTGAATTGAATGGTAAATTCTTCTGTTGTAGAAAAGTATGCCAACCCATTACCCCTAATCCTAGTGCTCTGCCTTTTTTAGCATGGCGGTGAGATCTAATCATAGATTCTTTACCATTGGTTTTCTGGATGAATTCTTCCATTACACCATCTAGAAAATAGATAGATGTTTCTACTAAGTCAGTGTCTTTCCACTCATCGTACTTAGCTAAATTAAGAGAAGATAAACAACAAATGAATGAATGTTCCTCGTCTGTATGTAAAGTAATTTCAGTACAAATATTGGTCATTGAAACATCAAGATTATTCATACGATATGCTAAAGGATTATCTTTGTTGATATTGTCCTTAAACATAATGTATGGTTCTCCGGTCTCTACGCGTGATTTAAGCACCTCTAACCAAAGTGACATAGCATCGCTGTCTCGATCATTTAAGCGCTTCATAAACGCGTCATCAACAACAACGCATTGGTGTAGATTAAGACATTGTCTATTAGGATCACCTTTTGGTCTGCGGATTTGAAGAAATTCGTGAATATCTTTGTGGTTGATATCTAAATTTACTGAAGCAGCTCCTCTTCTAACAGAACCCTGGTTAGTAGCAATGATAGTGGAATCATAGATTTTAGCCCATGGTACTACTCCTTCTGATCTACCGTTTCCTGTAATAGAGGTACCTCTTGGTCGAATTCGGCTAAGCGAGATTCCAACTCCTCCCCCGTAGGAAGTAAGGCGCATAAGTTCAGCGTTAGTAAGTCCAATTCCTCGGACACTATCTGGGGTATCAATCCCAAAACAAGAAATAGGTAACCCACGATCAGTACCAGTATTGCTGAGTACTGGGCTAGCCAAACCAATCCATCCATTCCAAATGTATTTAAAAAATTTATTCTCTAATTCAGGGCGGTTTAAACGCAACGCCACAGCGTGAGCTACTCTTCGGTATGCTTTTTTAGGTGTTTCACCTGGTAGTAAATATCCTCTAGAGATAGTACTAAGTGCTACTTCATCAAAGAATTCGGGATAGTCTTTACCTCGTTCCCATTGTGTATAGTCTACAACTAAATTACTGTCCATTATTTGTTTGTTATTAAAAAATTGATTCGTCCCATGTCATAGTTCCTTTAGAGTAGTTAGTGACTCGGTTAGCAAAAAAGTCGGTGTGTTGTTTACCTGCTGAAAGGTGATCAAACCATTTCATACGCTCAACTGCTGTTAAGTCGATATCTGTGATAATGGGACTATATCCTAAATCACCAAGCTTTGTGTTAACTCTATTTTTAATAAAGTTTTGTAGATCGTATTTTGAACATCCTTCCAAATCACCTAACTCAAATACTTTATTGATAAAATCAAGTTCAAGTTTAAGTGAAAGTAGAGCAGCTTCATTGATTGCTGTCTCTAATTCTTTTGTTTTAAGGTACGGATTTTCTTCAATAAGAGTTCTAAATAACCAGCATCCGGCTTCCGAGTGCATCGACTCGTCTCTAATAGACCATTCAACAATTTGACCCACTCCTTTAAGCTTGTTTCGCATTTTAAAAGAGAGTAGTATGGCGAATGAAGAGAATAGGTTAACGCCCTCGGTAAAGGCTGAGAATATAGCCAATGATTTGGCAATTTCCGGGACATTCTTTTCGCCATTGAAACTATCCCTAACAGACATAAGATTTTCAATTTTTGCCATTGTAGCTTCATCCTCAAGAAATTCTGAGAAGTTATCGAGTCCAAGTGTTTCATTTAATAGAGAATAAGCTTCGGCGTGGATTGTTTCAAATGCGCCAAATGTTGTAGCCATCATTATAACTTCAGGTTTTCTAAACCATTTAGTTACTAATCCAGACCAATAATCGTTTACAATAGTTTCGGTTTGGGCAAATCCTTTTAGGATTGAGCCTATAATATTTTTTTCTGTTTTATTTAGATTAGAATTCCAATCATTTAGATCAGACATCATTGGGATTTCAGTATGAAGCCAATGTGCCTGTTGTTGGTTTAGCCAGTATTCGTAAGCTTGAGGGTATTCAAAAGGTTTGTAGATGATTCTCTCATGCAACAGATTTAATTTCTTTGCCATTGTGAGGTTATTAGTTATTTAGGAAAAAGTTGTGGTGCTGTCGTAATTGTTCTTTTTCGGAATCGGACACTTGGCCATAGCTTTGTTTAGTATCGGCTGGGGTAATTGATTCTAGCTCATCATCACTAATTGTCTCGAACAATCCCATAGAGGTGTCGATTTTAGCGCCATAAGTTAAACCATCCATTCCGTATCTATTTTTCATAATATGCCATCTACCTGTGCCGTTGACTTTGTCTTGGCGTTTACGACTTAAAGATGCAGCGAAATCGGTAATCATGATTTTATCATAAGAACCTGCGGCTTTATCTCCCTCAATGATATCGTCCTTGGCACCTGCGCGGTTGACCTGTGAGACGCTCCAAACTGGGATATTCAATCCGCGTGCTAATCCTTTAGTGCCCACATAAATATCATCTATTTCTTCCTTACGCTCACGATTCAGCTTCTTTGAGCGAAGCAGGTCAACGTAGTCAATAATAATCAAATCGGGTTTAAAATCTAAATCAATACATTTTTGAATGTGAGATTCAAGCGTAGATATGGATGCTTTACCTGGCGTGTATTCTTTGATGATTAGTTGTCCTGGTAGGCTTTCCATAACCTCTTCTACTCTATCTTTATGTGTTGAGATTACGTTTACTGGGATTTGAGTAAAGTAAGCGTCATATCGTCTACCAACATAATCCTCACCTAACTCCAGAGTATAGTGGATTACATTGAATCCCATTTTAACGGCATGACCACCTAGGGCTACTAGAGCCCAAGATTTACCACCTCCTGGATTACCAAATATAAGACCAAAATCTCCATTTCCGAGGCCTCCCTGAAGTATGTTGTTAAACTCAATCCAAGGGGTTGGAACAATAACTCGGTGTTCCTCGCGATAGCGTGTTTCAATATCTTTATTATATTCATGACCTAAATTTTTATCTTGACCGGCTTTCATAGCAGACTCAATCATGAATTTGATTGAATCGTAATCTCCGGCTTGCAGTAAATCTACTGACTGCAGCAGCGCTTTTTTAAGCATCTGATTTTTGCAAAACGCAGAAAACTCTTCTTCAACATAAGCCAAATCGTCTGACTCTTTATATGCTTCGCGAAGTTGTTCTTTAACGGCAATTTGTAAAACTTCATTTTGTAATTTTTTAATTTCTACTTTTAAAACCTCCAATGACGGGGTCGTATGATACTTACCATAGTATTTTAAAATCTCTTTGATAATCCATTTATGGGCTTGAGATTCAAAATATTCTTCACTAATAATATCGTGGATATTAATCAAAAACTCTTTATGGCTTAAAAGAGCAGCTAATACCTTAACCTGAAATCCAGGTCCATATTGATTAATATTTGTGAGTGTCATGTAACTTATTTATTATAACTGATTAAATCTTTAAATGTGTTTTGAATCCAATAATCAATATTCTTGATTAAATGTTTCAAACCATCCTCGTGATAATACTTAAGAAATTTCATATTATCAAGTTCAGGTAAAGGATATTCAATAATAGCATCTAAAAACTCTCGTTCAATATCATCTAACATAGGATTATGCAGATTCATAATGCGGTAATTTTTTTCAAGCTGGTCTTGCATATCTAATACTCTAGCGTATATAATGTTTTCTTTGAGTTTTACCTCACTTATGTCCAAAATATCTTGCAGCGTTAATATACGCTGAGAGAGTTCGGGAAACAACTTCATTAGTTTCTTTTCGCCTAAACCTTTCACACCTGCTACTTTATCTGAAGCATCACCCATTAATACTTTATATAAAATAAAGTTAGCAGCAGAAATACCAAATTTTTCAATTACAGTATCTGTTGTATAGTAGTCTTTTTCAATAGGGCGGTATACGATAATATTTTCGTCTACTAATTGAATAAAATCCTTATCGCTTGAGACTATAAATACTTTTGAACCATAATCAGAGGATAGCTTTGTGGCTAAATGCGCTATAATATCGTCAGCCTCTACTTTATCCAGTGATAACGTTTTGACAGGTAAGCACTGTAAATAATGGATTAAACGCACAACTTGGTCTACCTTAGCGGCGTGTTCGTCATCCAAACTCTCAAAAATATCCCAGTTTGTGATTCGGGTTAGGTTGCGATTAGATTTGTATTCGGGGAGAAGGTTCTTACGATTAATCGTAGAACCAACTCCATCAAATACTACATAAACTGAGGTAGGTTGGATTCGATTTATTAAAGTTCCTAGTGAGCGAAGAAACCCGCCTAACCCTCCAACGTGAACTCCGTCTTCATTGACAAAGTTCAACATTGCAAAATTACGAAAAAATAAATTTAGACCATCAATTAAAAGAACACGGTCATGTTTATTAAGGGATTCTGTCTCATTCTCCTCAACTACATTGTTGAGAAGTGATAATAGATCTTTAGCATCCATCCTATTCTGGTTCCTGAATGTATATTTCTGGGGCTTCGAAAGTATCAACTTCCTCTACTATAGAAAAATCTCCACCACCCAAAATCCTACTCCATTCTTTGGCGTGCGAATCTTTATAATCCTTAAGGGCTTTATCAGTATCATTAATAAACCCGTGGGGTGTCATAATAATTTTACCCTTAGTGGTAATACCATTGATGTGGTTTTTCTCAATTTGAACGTTAGTGCGTTTAGCAAATTCTACTTGCTTGCCGTCCTTGATTGCTTTAATTTTGTTGGTACCAGCATTTGCGATATTACCAAAGGTTACTACAAATGTAGCATCAAACCACATAGCAAAACCACCTTTGTTCATCAACTTTGGTTGACCCATAGGCATTTCGGGTTTAGCGGTCCATACCTTATTGATACAAACCAAAGTATTAGTATACTTTGAAGACTCTTTACGCGATAGTGTAATCTTTTGATTTACACCATTGCCAAATTGAGTTGACATCGCTCCAGCATTCCATTCGTTGTTGTTTTTATTAGAACGAACCGACAGCTCACAAGGTACTGAACCGATTGAATCCCACAAAAACATTAAATCATATGGTAAATTGCCTTTTTTCTGCTCATCAAGCAAATCTAAAATAAAGGCTGCTACATCTTCAATGGTGTGGATAGTTTCACGGTCAGCATATAGGAAAAATCCTGTATAATTGACTAATTCACCTGTTTCTTCGTCCCATACTTCCTCTAATTGGAGACCCATTTGGGTGGCGTGCTCCCAGTTCCATTTCATCTCGGTGATGATAAACACTGGTAGAATACCTGCTTTTTGAGCGTTAACTGCTGCCTCAATAAGTGCGGTTGTTTTACCTGTGTCGCTGTGGCCCCGGAGGAGAACAATATGACCAGTAGGAATACCAGGTATGCTCGTTACTTCTTGAAAAGCGGGAGCAAGGGGTACCCATTGTTGGGGTTTGAATTTAACCGAACCTGATAGGCCTTTTTTATCCTTGAATTTGTCAAGACTAAATCCCGACCTAATCTCGGCAGATACTGCTGCCGAGAGTGATTCACTACGTTTTTTAGCCATGCTTAGAAAGGCAGACCGTCAGATTCATCTTCAAACAAACTATCAAACTTATCAAGCTTGCTTTGCTTTACAGCCGCAGTTGAAGTGTTTACTGAGTAGTTGGTTTTTGGTGCTTCTTCTACTTCTTTCTCGTCATCGATAATGCTACCTTCTGTAGACTCGGGAGTCAACCAGTTTTGTAGAGCCAACTTCATTTCATCAAAAGTAAATGGCTTGAACGTCTCTTTTGGGTTTGGTTGATTGTCTTTCCACAATAGGATTTGATCAGCATCACCCAATGGAGTGTTCTTCATTGATGGGGCAACTGTAGTTTTATTGTAAGGTGTACCAGTTGCTTCTGGACCTACTGTAGTGAGTTTAATGTCGCGACCTTCCATCAAGTCAGTATAATCACCAACTTCCTCGTCAACAGCCATTTGTAGGAATGTTTCGTAAATTTCTTTACCGAACTGCCACAAGCGAACACCTTTATCTTCTTCACCTCGTACAATTACGGGAGCAAAGTAACGAGCTTTTGGTTCGATTTTTTTAGCCAAACGCCAGTTTTCCTTGTCGTTTGTCTTTTTCAGTGTAGCTGCGAACTCTACAATGGGGTCTTTATCTCCCCAGTTGATGGGAGATACCATTACGGGTTTGTCAATTCCATAGTGAAAGAAAATTTCACTAAAGGGCATTGATGAGTTGTACTTTGAGGGTACAACACGAACTGTCTGTTTGCCTACGGTAGGCTTCCAGAACATTGAGGCACGATCACCTCCATTTTTACCATTTGTGGTTTTTTGAATTGCGTTTAAACGCGATTTGATTGCTTCTAAATCCATTTTTTATAACTTATTTATGTTTGATACTAAATGTACGAACCTGCCTTTGGGCAGCCAAGTTAAAGTTCAATAATCTCGTGGATTTTGGTTCTTAGCTGCTTTAACTCGTTTTGTTGAGTTAGCAAAATGGTGTTTTTATAATGTTGCCAGTCAATCTGGAAACGTGTATCTACCACCCCACCATTTAAGCTTTTAATAAGCTCGTTTAGGGCGTTAATTGTGTATAGAGTGTTTGATTCTTTTTTACGATGAACCAAAATCGTGTTTTCCGGGATACTAGCTATGTTAGCCATCTCAATGTTGTACGTTAAAACATACTCATTGTTATTTTTAACCTCCAATA